GACAGATGGTATCTTGGAACTCATCAGGTGGTCGGGCATCGGGTAAGGTTCTTCGTGTTATCAACAACGGGTCTTACAGCGTTCCTAACTCTTCTTTGACTATTACAGGAACACCTGATTCCCCTGCCGCTGCTATTCGTGTCTATCGTGATGGCGAACCAACCGACACAATCGTCGGGCACAAAGTAAAATCTTTAACACCAAAGTAAGTAAAACCAACAATACAATTTATAAGGAGTAATACATTTATGTTTAGTTTCCGCTTAACCGACGACTTTATTAATCAGTATAAGGATCGTGAGGTTCCATTTGGCTTTCGTGACGCAGGCACAAACGCACTAGGAGAGATCACCTTTATCCGCACTTACTCTCGTAAGAAAGAGGACGGTACAAAAGAGAAGTGGTGGGAAGTATGCCAACGTGTTATCAATGGCATGTACACCATTCAGAAGGATCATTGCAAGGCTAACCGACTACCTTGGAATGACCGCAAGGCACATGCTTCCGCACAGGAAGCCTTTGATCGTATGTTCAACTTGAAGTGGACACCTCCTGGTCGTGGTCTATGGATGATGGGGGCAGATATGGTTATGGAGAATCGCAATAGTGCTGCTCTCCAAAACTGTGCTTTCGTAAGCACACGAGATATCGACAAGTACGATCCAGGTGCTTTGTTTGCTTGGACAATGGATGCCTTGATGCTTGGCGTTGGTGTTGGTTTTGATACTTTGGGGGCAGAGAAGGAAATGGATATCTACCCCACAACAGAAGAGGTAAATATCTACACAATTCCTGATAGCCGTGAAGGATGGGTAGAGAGTGTTCGCTTGCTTATCAATTCTTTCCTTACACCAAAAAAGCCACGACAAGAGTTTAACTACGAATTGATTCGTCCCTACGGATCTCCCATCAAGGGCTTTGGAGGAACAGCATCAGGCCCACAGCCACTTATCACCATGCACGAGACAATCCGCAGGGTAGTGGGTAGCAGAGTAGGCGAAAAACTAGACAGCAGGGCCGTGGTAGATATTGTTAACCTTATTGGTACTTGCGTAGTGGCTGGAAATGTTAGACGCTCTGCGACCCTAGCATTAGGTAAAACTAACGATTCTTTATTTGCTAATCTTAAAAATGCAGAAGAGTTCCCAGAACGTAACTCATTCGACCCAGAGAATCCAGGTTGGGCTTGGATGAGCAACAACTCTATTGCAGCGGAGGTGGGTACAAAATATGAGGACTATGTTGACCTTATTACGGACAATGGTGAGCCAGGTTTCATTTGGCTTGACGTATCTCGCAACTACGGACGTACAGGAGATGCACCAGATGGCAAAGATGCACGGGTTATGGGATTCAACCCATGTGCGGAACAACCACTAGAGTCATACGAACTGTGTACACTAGTTGAGGTTCACATGAACCAGCACGAGAGCAAGGAAGACTTCCTACGCACTCTCAAGTTTGCTTACCTTTACGGCAAGACTGTAACCTTGCTACCTACTCATTGGCAGCAGACAAACGCTATCATGCAGCGTAACCGTCGTATCGGTACATCACTCACAGGTCTTGCTTCCTTTGCCGATAGCAAGGGTCTTCCCACACTACGGGAATGGCAAGATGAGGGATACAATCGTGTGCGTGAATGTGATACACAATACTCTGAGTGGCTTTGTATCCGTGAGTCTGTGCGTGCTACAACCGTAAAGCCCTCTGGCTCTGTGTCTATCCTATCAGGTGAAACACCAGGAGTCCATTGGGGGCCAGGAGGCAAGCACTTCCTACGGGCCATTCGTTTTAGCGACCAAGACCCAATGCTTCCACTATTCAAGGCAGCAGGGTACAAGGTAGAAAAAGATATAGTATCAGCAAATACAAAGGTGGTTTACTTCCCAGTAAAGTCAGACCACGAGCGTAGCGAGAAGGATGTTTCTCTGTTTGAGAAGATTGGTCTTGCTGCGACTACACAGAAGTATTGGAGTGATAATGGAGTATCTGTCACGTTATCGTTTGATGCAGAAACAGAAAAGAAGCATATCGCACCCTCGCTCCACATGTATGAGGGACAACTTAAGGCAGTTTCGTTCTTGCCTATGTCGAATAGTACCTACCCCCAACAACCGTATACACAAATAACAGAAGAGGAATACAATAAGTATGTTGGTAAGATTATGAAGATTGACTTTACTCCCATTTATGAGGGAGAGGAGTCATTCGACGCAGAGGGAGATCGCTACTGCACTACCGATGTTTGCGAGATGCCACAGATTATCACATCTGATATTGCCGATACAGTTGTGGTATAATAAATTTAGGAGACAGAACCTTCAACTGTGGTTAGGATAGGTCTGCTGCAGATTGCCCCCCAAGAGGGGGCATCTGTGGTATAATGAACTATTATGGCTAGAGACATTAATCTATATGCAGCAAGACTTTTTGGAGAGCACCCAATTGCTACATGGACTTTAGATGATATCACCTCTAACGCCTCTTTGCAGTATTTCTCTGACGACTTCCCAGCAATTGTTGCCGACGGCTATACAACAGGTTTGCCTCTTGTTTATGGTTCTAGTCAATCAGTTGGGGTAACATCAGACAGCACGGGTATCATTATTGAAACAGAAGATCGGTTATGGTCACAAGTAAAGACATACTCAAATACAGGATTTGTAGTAGATTGGAAGTTCTGGTACAACGAGAACATTACATTTCAGGAATTGCTAGAGGAAGAGCGTTTCGTAATTGAGTTTGGTGAGGCAGGAATTGAGCATAACGGTTACGGCATGTTCACCAACGGTGGCAAATACAACAAATACACATATGAGTTTTGGACCCGCATTAATCCAAGGGTAGATGTTCCTCGTAAGATCTGGGGCACACTAACTACATTGGACGGCATCTGGGTCAAAGACAATTACATAACTTTAGCAGTAGGAAACAAGTACAAGTCTTTTGCTATCGAAAATTGGTTTAGGCCAATGCTCTTGAATGTAACATACACATCAAACCAGGCAAGGCTTCTTATAAACGGACAAGAGGTTATCTCTCTTGATCTTAATCCAGAAGAGTTTAACTTTGATCCTATTAACGATGAGGTGACTGGTGAAGGTCTGCTTGGATTCATGGGATACCCAGAGATTGATTTGTTTGAGGTTGATTGCTTCTCTATCTTCCCCTACATTGTTCCTGATGAAGTATGTAAACGTAGGTTTGTATGGGGTCAAGGTCTATCCGACGCAGCATCATTCTCCACATTCTTCGAAAACTCTACCACATACATTGACTGGTCGTTTGCAAATTACGCAACTTCCGCTATCTACCCAGATGTTTTCAATTGGGACACAGGATACATTAGCGGATTGGTTACAAGCCGTGGATATGTAAAGACACCAAACTACAAACTTCCAGAAATTTTTATCCAGGGTAGAAAGTTAGAAAACTTATACAAAGAAAACCTATTCAACAACTCAACAGAAACAGTAAGCCCTGGATTCTCCTTCAAGCCTGAATTTGACTGGACGCAAAACTCATACTTCTACTTTGATAGCATTGAGAAACTAGAGTCTCCCCCGCAGATTATCTATGGAGTCTTTTCTAAGCATTGGTACGAAACTAGCACCGACCCTCAACCACTTTTCAGATTTGTGAAACGGTATACCGATGATGTTATCGACATTGTGATACAGGGAAACAACGTTCACTATATATATAACGGTGATGTAAAGTATTCTTTCCCTGTGCAGGATGATGTTCCCTTTACTGTGGGTCTTGATTTGAATGCGATTGTAAAAGAGAGTGTTGAGTTTAAGAACTTCCTTACAAGCCTTGCTGATGTTGAGGTGTTTGTTGGTGGTGATGGAGAAAGCACATTCTCTGGTTTAATTTATCGTGTTGGTCTTAGTGATACAGCAATGGTTGCTCGTGAAGAACTGGTGCAATATTTCCCAAGCGGCATTGCTAATCCTTATCACAACATGGCTACGTCAAAGGGTACCTATGTCATTAGACCCTTCATAAGATATGGAAACTTCTATCTTGACATTGAGGCAGGAGGATTCTGGGAGGATGCAATTCCTCTATCTTACTTTGGTAGGAACTTCCAAAAAGATGATGGAACCTACGAATCAAAACTTGACTTGTTGCAACTAAACATCGGGTACGACGGATTGTACAAGATTAGAGATAATGGCTATGATGTGGGTGGTAGTGAAATGAAGTGCTACATAACTTTCCAACCATTAGAGGCAAAGAATAATAAGTTGCTAAGAGAGTTTACATCAACACAAAGCCTACCTAAAAACAGAATAATTGATGTAAGTGGAATGACAGCCCCAGATCTTGCTATTACAAAATTTGAATGGATAAATGGTACAGTAGTTGTGCCTCCACAAAATTACGATTCTTGGAAAATAGTTGTACATTTTGATGTTTATGCAGAAGCCGTAATATCTTCTCCATTCTCTGTAAAACAACTTTCTATGTCCTCGCAGGCGTACAAGGATGAGGCAGAGGTTGGAACTAGGTTCGGGAACAAACTATCATCAACAGACAACTTTGCTATATACAAAGAGAATACACCATATCTATATCTAACAAAAGACAGCGGCATAGAGCCACTAGACGGCCCCGTTAATACGCCAATCAACCCTAACGGTAATTTCCCATATTTGGTTGGTAACCTTAATATGTTTATTAAGCCCAATATCCTTATGGATACCGAAAACACCCTGTTCTCTATTGTATCTCGTAACGGAGTAATGGATATAAAGCACAACGGTACTGGTTGGGTGTTGCGTAGAAATGATCTTCCCATTGAGTATGTTGCCCTATATCAGAATGGTGAAGAGGTTACAGAGTTTACATTCGATGTAGATAAGTGGACAATGGTGGGCGTGGAGTTTGGTGAACCACTTGACTTCTCTGTCTCTACCTTATATAAGATTATTTTAAATGAGGGGGCAGTCTATCAAAACATCTCTGTGTCAGCACTATCAGAAACACAGGTAGAGAGCACCGCTATCGTTAGGCTTTGGGAAGGTGTAAGGATTCAGACTTGGGGAGACTGGGTTAATGACCCATCTGTTGAAACCTTTGCAGATCTCGTTTCTTCACGAGCATACCTACAGTACCCCGTTGATCCAACACAGATTTATAAGATATTTACAGGTGGAAATACCACCAGCGTAGGCTCAGAAGATCCACCACTCAAGGTAGGGGAAATGAACACAACCATGGCTACTGGCGTTGAGTGGAAAACATTTGATAGAAGACCTTCATAATCTGGTCTTGTTCCGTCACGCAAACTATAACTTGTGGTATAATATGGTTATGTCAAATAAAAGGAAAGCACTAAAGAAACCACGAGTAACTGTAGTAGACGAGAATCCAGGTTGGGGTATTTACGCTTGGAAGAAGGCAGATGGAAGTTTGTTTATGGATGAAGATCATAACCTACTTAACATTCCATCCCGACAATACGATATGGACAAGATGGCTCAGATTACCAATGCCGCTGCCCATTACGGTGAGCCAGAGGGCAGGCCATACTTTATTCCTGGTATCCAACGAGCCACAGATGAAGAGTACACAGAACAGCGTGAAAGAATGAAGTCAGGGCTACTACCAACCATGAATGACTTCAACGCAGTTACAGACGCAAAGAAGGCGGCAGGAATACAAGATGGCTAATATCGTAGCAAAGACATTTGACTTTGAAGAAGAGGGACCACAGTTTTACGATCCATTCCAAAAGTCTTGGGATGAGATTAAAGATATGCGTGGCCTAGATACAAACTTCAAGCGTCGTACTTCACGAGTAGTAAAAGGATACCTGGAAGACTCCAAATCACGAGCAACAGGTAGAGATGACGCTGGTCGAAAGTCACTAAACTCACGGCAGGGAAAGGGTTATGCAACTTTTGATGTTATTCAACCACCCTATGATCTTGTAGAACTAGCAAACTTCTATGACTCTAACTTTGCTAACCATGCTGCTATTGACGCTAAGGTAGAGAACATCGTTGGTCTTGGTTATGACTGGAAGATGACTTCTGCTACTATGCAAAAGGTAGAAGATGAGACAGGAGAAAAACTAGACTTTATCCACAGGAAGATTGATCGTTTGAAGGCAACCATGGAAGATTGGTTAGAAAGCCTAAATAATGATTCTACATTCACAGGAACAATGGAGCGTGTCCTCACCGATATGCTTGCTACAGGTAATGGATACTTGGAGATCGGTCGAACCACAACAGGCGAGATTGGATACCTTGGACACGTTCCAGCACCCACAATGCGTGCTCGTCGTTTGCACGATGGATATATCCAGATCGTAGCAGAGAAGGTTGTTTACTTCCGAAAGTTCGGGGCAACGAATCCAAACCCTGTTACCGATGATCCACGACCCAATGAGATTATTCACTTCAAGGAATACTCACCCCTCAATACTTACTACGGCATCCCTGATGTTATTTCTGCTTTGCAGGCAATTAAGGGAGAGCAGTTTGCCGCACAATACAACATTGACTATTTTGAAAACAAGGCTGTGCCTCGTTACATCGTAACAGTCAAGGGTGCTCAACTATCCCCAGAGAGTGAAGAGCGTCTGTTCCGCTTCCTACAAACAGGGCTAAAGGGACAGAATCACCGTACCTTGTATGTGCCTCTACCCTCTGATGCCGATGGCAACAAGGTTGATTTTGAAATGCATCCCGTAGAAAACACAGTACAGGATGGATCATTCAAGGACTATCGTAAGCAAAACCGTGACGATATCCTAATGGCTCATCAGGTTCCTTTGTCTAAACTAGGTGGTGTGGATGCATCTGCTATTGCTGCTGCTCTTTCTCAAGACCGCACATTCAAGGAGCAAGTCACCCGCCCAGCCCAACGGCATCTGCAAAAAGCAATCTCTCAAATAACTAAGGAAAAGACAGATGTTGTTGAGTTGATGTTCAAAGAGGCAACATTGACTGATGAAATTGCTATGTCTCAGATCCACGAGCGTTACCTACGAAACCAAGCAATGACTCCCAATGAGGTTCGTGAGATTCTTGGCTTGCCAGCACGCAAGGGTAGCGATAAAATGGTTGAAATGTCATCACAACAACAAGCAAGTCAGCGTCAAAATGCAGAAGGAAATTCTGCCCGTCAGCGTGAAAGGACAAACTCCCAAAGCGACGGAGTAGCCACAGTAGATGGCAGAAATCCCAAGGGTGAGGGTACTAAAACTGAGTGATGTTAAAATTTTAACAAAAAAATTAAAACGTTACAAAAATGTGATATAATAGGGTACACTATGGAAAAGGCAAATTTCTCATTAGACAATAATGCTGTACGGGTTTCTATGCCCATCGCCAAGGTAGATGAAGAAAGGCGAACTGTAAGCGGTTTTGCATCTCTTGATAATCTAGATCGACAAGGCGATATTGTAACAAAGGAAGCATCAGTAAATGCTTTTCACAACTTTGCAGGCAATATCCGTGAACAGCATGACGCAAAGAAAGCGGTAGGCAAAATGGTAGACTTCAAGGAAGATACCTATTTTGACTCAGATGCAAATAAAATGTACGCAGGAGTTTATGTATCTGCTTATATTTCAAAGGGTGCTCAAGACACTTGGGAAAAGATTCTTGACGGCACTCTCACAGGATTTTCTATTGCAGGTAGTATTGATGAAGAGGACACTATGTATGATGGTGACCTTGAAAAGAGCGTCCGTGTTATCAAAGAGTTTACTCTAAGTGAGTTGTCTCTTGTGGATGTTCCAGCAAATCAGTTTGCTAACGTTCTATCTATTCAGAAGAACGGCGATGTAACGGGTATGCTTGCTAAGGCACTAATCGAAAATGTGTACTATTGCGGTCACGATGATGTGGTTCAACTGTCATCTACCGTGAAGTCAGCCTGTCCTCGCTGTAGCGAAGCAATGGAAAACATCGGCTTTGTTGAGTCGAACGACCCCGACAAGGCACAGATGGTTAAGGGCATTCTAACCACAGTAAGGAAAAATAAGGAGGTAGAGAATATGTCCGAAAATACAGAAGCCACTCCTGAAACCCCCGAGGCAGTAGAAGAAGCCGTTGGAGAAGTGAAGGCAGAAGTTGAAGAGGCCGTAGAGGAAGTCAAGGAAGTTGTAGAGGAAACAACAGAAGAGGCAACCGAAGAGCAGGCCGAAGAGATTGATACAGTAGAGATGAAAATCGAGGCATTGACTACAGCAGTAGCCGATATCTCAACACAGATTCTTGAAATCAAGGCTCTTGCTGATGCAGTTACAAAGGTTTATTCACAGGTATCTGAGGTCTCCAAGGCAGTCGCTACACTTAATAGCGAGTTTGTCACCCTCAGGGCACAAGATCAAGAGTTTGGAAAGCGTGTTGACGCAGTAGAAAAAGATACTGCTTTCCGAAAGTCTGCTGATTTTGGAGAAATCATGCAGTCTCAGCCAGCAATGGTTGAGAAATCACTATGGGACGGTCGTTTCCTCAAGAAGTCCGACCTATTCTAAATTACAGAAAAAAAATCAGGAGGTGAATAGAATTATGTCAGACGAAATTACTACAGAAGAGTTTTCAGACGTTAGCCTAAAGAAGGCCGCTGGTGATCAGGTACAAGGTGCCGCAGATCGTCAGGGAGTCAACCCAGGTGTTAACCCAGTTCAGAACGCAACTGGTAACCCAGGCACCACTGAAAACGTTGGTAACCCAAACACACATCACGCATCAGGATACATTGGTGTTGGTGGTGTTGGACAGCAGAACGATGGCGAGGCACTTAACTATGGAAACATGGGGCAAGCACTCAATCCTCAGGCAATGGGGGAAGCCAGTCCACTAGATATTAATCCATCTGGTCAGATTGGTGGTGGTGTCCTTAACCCAGATCAGGCTCGTCAGTTCATTGATTACGTTTGGGATGGAACCGTTCTTGCAAAGGACGGTCGACGCATCACAATGCGTGCAAACACCGTTGAACTAGAAAAGATCAACGTTGGTCAACGAGTTCTCCGTGCCGCAGCACAGGCTGATGGTTCATACGAGAACGCAGGGGCAACATTCACTAAGGTAGACCTTTCTACCAAGAAGTTGCGTCTTGACTGGGAGGTTTCAACTGAGGCACTTGAAGATAATATCGAAGGTGCAGCACTAGAAGATCACCTAGTACGTTTGATGACAGCAGCATTTGCTAATGACATTGAGGATCTAGCCATTAATGGTGACCTAGGTAAGACTACGGATCCATTCTTGGGTATCATGGACGGTTTCCATGTACAGGTGCAGAACAAGGCTCACGCAGCAGTTCCACCAGTATTCGCAACCGCCGCAGGTGCCGCAGGTGGCGCAGATACTCTAGATCAGAATGCACAGCCAGTAGGTGACTGGGATCGTTTCATCAATGAGGGTGGAGCACAAGATCCAGTTGCAGTTGCCGCAGGCGACCCAACATGGGACACCGAGGTCATGCAGGAGATCATCCTAGCAATGCCTCGTAAGTACCGTGCCATCAAGAGTGGTCTACGTTTCTACGCAGGTAGCGATACCTTTGCTAAGATCGTGGCTGCTAATGGCACAGGAACCAACACAGGACAATGGCCTGCTTCCTACGAGTATGCAAACGCATACCTCAATGGAAACGGCCAGGAATTCGGTGGGCCACAGGCTACCCGAGTTCTTGGTGTGCCCGTTCTTGAGGTACCTTACTTCCCAGAAGATTACGTTGAACTAACATTCCCACAGAACCGTATCTGGGGAATTCAGCGTGATATCACGGTCAACCGTGAGTACCAGAGCAAGAAGGACACAATTGAATACACAGTATTCATGCGGTTCGGTATTGCCTGGGAAGAGTTGGATGCAGTTGCATACACCGAGTACACAGCATAATTCATATGCGCTATGTTGGGGGAGGGCTACGGCTCTCCCCCTTCAAGCATTTGTGGTATAATAGTGTCAATAGTAGTGAAGGAGACAACTATGAATTTTAAAGATATGCCAATTCGGGAGTTGCGGGAATACGCAAAGACCAACGGTATTAAGTTGCAGAGCGCAACGAAAAAGGCAGACATTGTTGCTATTCTAGAAGCAACAGAGGCACCATCAGAAGAGATCACTTTTGATGCCGAGCCTGAGACCCCTAGTGTCATAACAGCACCTACAGAGGATGCTCGTGCAGCACGAGAGCAAGAAGAAATTGATATCCGTCTAGATGAACTCGTCGTAAATGCTAACAAGCCAACCGCACAAGACGACAAGGTTTGTATTTACTCTGAGCGTCGTTACTCCTCTTCTAAGTTGGGTAAACTAGATCTAGGGTACAACATCGTAAAGAAAGATCTTGCAGTAATGTGGGTTCGACTTCCAGATGTTCGTGCAGCATCTAAGGATGAACTTGCTAGGGCACAGGCTTCTGGTATTAAGCCAGGGCAACTGGTAGGCCCAAAGGGACGTAGAATGTAATGAAGGTATATCGTAATCCCCCCAAGCCCATAACTGTAACTATTCCAGACGGAAAGCCATTTACAGAATATGATGTTGCTGTTGTAAACAACTTCACAACTTGGGGGGATGCGATTACCTCAGACGCTTCTGGGAATATTGTCTTTGATCTTCCAGACTATCCATTTAATATGTTTGATGAAACATACGATCTCTCCGTACAAGAGGTGGCGGCAGGTTACACATGGAATGACTCCAAAACAGACTTTGTAGAAGATTTAACAATTGTTCACCCCTACATAGACCCAAACAATCCAGACTTTGATCCACAAGGAGAAGAACTTATTCGGGCACTTATTGATGCCATTACTGGTGGATTCTATTACACCCGTATGCCGTTTGAGGGACAGGGGCTAGGTATTGATTTCTTTGCCCTCCCAGGAATGAACGGTATGGATAATGAGCCATACGCACAAGGGGGATTGTCGGAGATCCTAGACGTATGGGAGAACAACATCCACGTTTACAAGAAGTATCCAAAAGAAGGAGAAGAGTGGACAAACTGGAGGTCTTACGAACTGACACAAGACCGCACAGCCGCTACTACGGTGTGGGGAGAGCGTAGGTTTGAGGCAGGTCATGAGCCAAGGTACAAGCGTCCAAGGTCTGATTCATACAGAAACTATGATCGTCATTCACCATTCTTTCCCAAAAACTTTTACTACAACTGGATACTAGGTGGAGGGTACAAGAATGTCCCCGACGACATTATTCTAGCAGCACTAATCCTTTTGCGGAACTGGATTGATACAGGACACATCGGCGGTAACGTAATGGATGACTACATCAAGGAATACTCCACAGACCAATTCAAGTTAGTGTATGGAGATAGGAGCAAGGCGTTAGGTGGATTTGGTTCTACAGGTAGTGAGCCTGTTGATATGATCCTAAAGAAATACCTAAACAAGAAGCCACAACTCCGTCGTCTTGGGGTGTTGTAAATGGGCGTGCAACTTCCAGCCTTCCTAGGTGGAATGCAATGCGATGTTTACTATTGTACATACACCTACTTAGATCAAGAGCCAGAGTCAATCCTTGTTCCATCAGGACAGTTTCAAGATGAGTTTGGCAACCCACTACCACAAGAAAACGTCGTGACTGGTGGTGCGGGGCAGAATGAATACGGTGAGGCAATAAAGGTCTGGTACATGGATAGGACGCAAAAGAAAGCCTACTGGAACGTCATGGGCACCGTAAATCTCCAAGACCTCTCAGCGGACAGAGAATTTGAATATAAGAAAAGGTTGAATGGTAGGTTTATGGGTGATGTAGATCCACGGGTAGATAGTACAGGAGAGTACCACCCATTCACAGATATGATTATTACAAACATCAAGGACACAGCAACAGGAAAGGAACTTCACCTAAACGAGGACGGTAGCCCTATCATCTTTGAGGTTATGAGTGTTGATCCTTTTATTAATCCTTGGAACGAGATTGAATATTACAAGATGCTATTAGAGCGTGCCGATGACCAGGGGATGCTATGATAAGTGTAGATGCAACTGACTTCAATAAAGTAATAAACAATGCTATCCAATACTCAAATGGATTTCTCAATGGTGTACAGTCCCAAGAGCAAATGATGTTGCGTCAAATAGCAGAGGTAACAAAGCAAGCATTCTACAAGTATGTTGATTCTTCTGCACGCTTAGATCCAGCATCTTTGCACCATGTATACGAATGGGGTCAGACTGGAAGCCCAGGTGCTCGTCTGTTTGATCTTGACGCATTCATTGGTTCTGGTTTCATTAGGTTTGTATCCAAGTTTCTACCAAGTGAGTCAATCCCACCAACAGGAAATACCCCATTTTACGACAAAGCACGAATCATGGAAGAGGGTATTGCTGTAACGATTGAGCCACAAGAGGGTAGTGTTCTTGCTTTTGAGGGGGAAGATGGAGAGATGGTTTTTACCCCCAATAGTGTAACAGTACAAAGTCCAGGCGGTCCAGAGACAGAGGGTGGATATGAGCAGGTGTTCCGTGAGTTCTTCAACAATTATCTAGACAGAGTTTTGGTACAGGAATTGCTAAGAGACTTTTCAACAGCAGACGAGTTTTTTCGTGGATGGAGAAGGGGCATGTCTTATTCATCTGGTAAAAGGCAAGGCAAGAAGTATGCTACAATTAAGGGAGGTATTGGATAATGGCATTAAAAGATATGGTTCCTATGGTTCCAGCGGTACCCGTTAATAGATACCTTTGGAGCAAAATAGCAGAACTAGACCCAGACTTTGTTTTAGAATACAATGGCGTACAGCCATTCTTTCCCCTTGGCGAGAGTGCATCTGGCGGTACTCCTTGGGAAGAGTTGCCTACATTTGTATATGACCGAATGATGGTTATCAATCCTAACCCATTCTACCCCATCAAGAAGGAGCAGATCCACTACGCTCTCAAAGCAAATCCATCAGACTCTATGGCCCTAGGTTCTGCCGTACAGTACATTCTTGACGGCATGGACGATGTAGCACAGGATATCAATGCTTACAATAAGGACAAGGACTACGGAATCTTCTTCCATCACGTTCGGGTATTCCAAACCTCTACGCAGATCTCAAGTTCAGGGGCACAGAGGAACTACACCACAAGTCAGTATTATGTAAGTAAGTTCATCATTGAAACAGAATTTCATTACAATGAACGCAAAGCATTGCTTAACCGATAAAATTGTGGTATAATATACAACGAGGAAACACCCCTAACCGTAGTGTATCTCCAATACATTACACAATAAAAGAGGTGAAAAAATTATGGCAGTAAATTCGTACAAGCGTGGTGACTCCAAGAACATCATCGTCGGTGCAGCAGCACTATTTGTTCATTCAAGTGGTCCGCTACCCGATCCCGCTACCGCTGACATGCCAGCCTTTGCAGATGAGTCCTACAAGGATACTCTGATGAGCACAGGTGGCGAGAAGTGGCGCAACGTTGGATACACCCAAAATGGTATGGAAATCACCATCACACCTGACTTCGGTGAGGTTGAGGTTGATCAGTTGCTAGACTCCGCTAAGATCTTCAAGCAGGGTATGGAGGTTATGCTTAACACAACCTTCGCAGAGGCTACTCTAGAGAACCTTCTCTACGCAATCGCCGCAAGCCCAGCCGATCTTAACTACGGTCTTACCGCAAGGGATGCCGACACAGGTCTACCTGATACTTACTCAGGTGTCCGTGACGACTCCCTTAACGATGGTCAGCATGATAGCACTGGTGTTGGTGCAGCAGGTATCTCAGCCTCAACAGAGGGTGAGGGTCTAGTTGCAGCAACCGCAGGTTACGTCTCAGGCGTTACTGACGGTCTAGACATGTTGGAAATCAACGCTGGTAACCTTGGTGAGTGCCCAATTGAGCGTGCTCTTTGCGCCGTTGGACCAGGCACAGGTGACTGTGAGGTAGGTTCCGAGATTGAGCGTATCTACGTTGCATTCCGTGCACTTAGCATGGATGCAGTAACCGTCTCAGTTTCTCGTGACGCTGCATCAACATTCGATGCCAACTTCCGTTTGCTACCTGCAAACAATGGTTCATACGGACGTATCATCGACCGCACCTACTCAATTTCAGGTGTACCAACAATTTCATAATAAAACATACAACATAATAAACCGCAGCCCCCGTCCCTATTGGGCGGGGGTTTCGGTGTGTGGTATAATGGGGGTAGGCAAAAAAGCCTATACTACTACTTTAAGGAATAAAATGGCTACAACAGTTTATGAAACAACTGAGATTGAGTTGCTTGACGGCACCAAGATTTCTATGCGTCCACTCAAGATTTCACTACTTCGTGAGTTTATGAAGAAGTTTGGTGAGATCGCAGAGGTTGCAGATGATAACGACAAGAGCATGGATGTTCTACTTGATTGTGTCCAGATTGCTATGAAGCAATACTCTCCTGATCTCTCTGATGACCGTGAGCGTCTAGAAGATTCAATTGACCTACCCTCTGTCTACAAGGTTGTAGAAGCCGCATCAGGCATTAAGTTTGATGAAGTGGGAAACCCAGCGGCGGGACTACCTGGGACGAACTAGATCTCGCTGAGTTAGAGTCGCAAGTTTTCCTATCAGGTATATGGAAAAACTTTGAAGAGTTAGAAGACAGCCTATGCATGGCTGAACTTATTATGATATTGGAAAGTATGCGTGAGCAGGAGTACAATGATAAAAAGTTTGCGGCAGCCATGCAGGGAGTTGATCTAGATAAAGAGACAGGTAGAAGGCCGCAGCCAAAGAAAGCAGAACAAAAGAAAGCATCCACCTTTGAGGACATTCAGGCTCGTGTTTCATCGGGTGGTGCGGCTAAAGATGCTAATGACATTCTTTCTTTGCAGGGAAGGTACGGAGCACAAAAAGGTTTCCAAATGGGCAAAGATATGGGATATGCAAGGTTCACTCAAGGCGATGAAAATGCTCCCTCAAATCCCTTAGGATAAAAACTCTCTATGGTATAATGAACCATGGAGATGCCTGAATAATGAGTGATACAGACGCTAATATCAGAATCAATATTGAGACTGCCAAAGCGCAGGCTCAACTCCGTGCGTTGCAGACTCAGGTAGCAACTCTACAGAAGACCATGGCGGGTACCTCCATGGCAAATATGGGGGTAGCAGGAGCAGGTTTAGCAGCCTCCATGCCCCAACTTAAAGGCTTTAATAATGAAATTGTTACAATGGCCTCCAACACAAAGTTGTTGGACAAATCACTTGCAGGGGCATCACGAGGTATCTCTGATTCATTTACCACGATGCGTCAGTCCATTACAAAAACTGGTACAGCCTATGATTTGGCGGTACAAAAAGCAAATCTCCTAAATAGGAAATACAAAGAGGTAGGCAGAAACCTTGATGGAATGTCTACAGTTGTCAGAAGTTCACCAATTAAGAGCATGGCGACGGATTCGCAAATTGCCACACAGCGTTTGTCTATCTTTAACAGGGCATTGCAGCAGGGATCTACCTCTATTCTCAACTGGGGTAAGAACATGCAATGGGCAGGCCGTCAGTTGATGGTTGGCTTTACCGTTCCTTTGACTATTGCCGCAGGTCTGGCAGCCAAAGCATTTATGGATCTTGAGCGTGAGGTTATTAACTTCAAGAGGGTCTATGGTGACTTTGATACTTCTATTAATGAAACCAACGCAATGGCAGATGCCGTACAAGAATTAGCAATTGAGATGACTCGCCTAGGCTTCACAGCAAAAGAAACCACAGGTCTAGCAGCAGACGCAGCCGCTACAGGTTTGGTAGGAGATGAACTACTTAACGTAACAAGGCAAGCAACCAATTTGGCTACCTTGGGTATGATTAGTCAGGATCAAGCCCTAAACACAATGATCTCTCTAAACTCTGCATTTAAGATTCAGGGTCAAGAACTAGAGGACACCGTAAACTTCCTCAACGCTGTTGAGAACCAAACTGTCTTAGCACTCTCTGACGTTACAGAGTCTATTCCTTTAGTTGCTCCTGTTATTCAGGGTCTTGGTGGCGACATTCAAGACCTAGCAGTTATGCTTACCGCTATGCGTGAGGGCGGCATTGGAGCAAATGAGGCAGCCAACGCACTCAAAACATCTCTAGCACGGTTGATCACCCCAGCAAAGGCGGCACGGGATAGAGCAGGGGAACTAGGCATCAACCTAAATGCAATCGTAGAAGATAATGAGGGAGACCTCATGGGCATGATTAATTCTTTGGCTCAGGCCATGGAGGGTCTGTCTGATTTAGATACCCAGAAACTACTATCTGATCTATTTGGTAAGCGTCAGTTTGCTAGGATGGGTGCTCTCTTTACTAACATCGCTGATGACGCATCACAGGCACAACGAGTTATTGAATTGACTACCACATCTACCGCAGAACTTGCAGCACTAGCAGACAGAGAGTTAGGTGAAATTGCAGGGTCTTCAACAATGAGATTCACCTCTGCACTAGAACAACTTAAAGTTGCTATTGCTCCAATTGGCGAGGCTGTATTAAAACTTATTACACCAGTTCTTGAGTTCGGTACAAAAGTTGCAAACTGGTTTAATGACCTTGGAGATAATGCAAAGAAAGCCCTAGGTTTTCTTACAGTAGGTATCGGTGTAGTTATCCCTGGTCTAGTTATGTTTATTGGTTTGATGGGTAACTTGACAGGTATTCTGCTAAAAGGATTCCAAACCATACTGAACCTTGTTCCAGCACTTAGGAATTTGGGTGGAGGTGCTGAGTACCTATCCAATGAACAACTAGAGGCAGCAAATGCAGCGGCACAATTGAATACACAAGAGTCAGTTCTCAATAGCACTTTAAGTGCACAAGCAACAATTGTAGGAAACCTAGTTGGTCAATACAATGCACTAGCAACTAGCATGAGAGGTGTACCTGGCGGGGCAGGCCCAGCAGGAAAGCCACCAGTAAAGATGGCTACAGGAGGTAACGTACCAGGATCAGGCACGGGAGATAGGGTTCCTGCACTCTTGACTCCTGGTGAGTTTGTTGTAAAGAAGAGTCAGGCAGACAAGCACCGTGGATTCTTATCGGCACTTAATGGTGGATCAGTTAAAGGCTTTAATGAAGGGGGGTCAGTACAGGTTGGCGGTAGAACCGTTCCAGTAGGATTTGATATAGGAGCATTAGACACTCGTGCATTGGAAAAAAAGATTGCAAAGGCGTTAGAGTGGGGAGTTTCGGAAGCAGACATAGAAAGAATTATTGCACAATCTGTTGAGCAGGGTGTCACTCAGGGAATGAGCAGTAAAGAGGGCACCAAGCAAGTATCAGAGGGTATGGCAAAAGAGTTGGGGCGAGAAGGTCTTGGATCAAGACAAAAGTATAATAAAGATGGGGAACTTTGGACAGAAAAGTCTCACGTTATGGACCCCATCCGACTTAGCACAAAAGAAGTGGACGCTTACGCAGAATCTATTAGAGCAAGCGGTGATCAGGCTACTAAGGCTGGTAAGGCACAACTGGAACTTATTGATGCAGTTGGAGCATCAAATGTTAAGGTTGAACAACTTGGAGACGCAGTATTAGATCTTCCATCGGCAGTAAACCAAAGTCTAAAGGGTGGGGGGCAAATGTCTGGTAAGGCAGCAAAGACAGCCTTGTTAGACCCAGACGTATTAGCAAATACTTTCAATACGCAAAAAGAGCAATGGGCAAACTACTCTACTGATATGAATTTGTCTCAACAGGAAATTGACTCTGGGTTTGCACAAATTGATGCTGCACAAGCAGAATATGAACAGCATATTCGCAATATTTCTGACGATGCAATTGTTGTTGAACAAGCAACTACTGACCTTGGTGAAAATACAGTCGCTCTAAATAAGGTATATGAAAAATCAACACAGAATACAAAGGGTGCATTTAAAGAATTCCAAAATGAAATTAAGAAGGGGGGCAAAAACATAAGACTGTCCCTGACAGAAGAAGGAAAGAGAATTGCAAAGGCAAAGGGGTTTGGAACAAAGTCAGATGGTGTGTTCCAAACTTCACATGGAAAGGTTGCAAATAGGAGAACATCGACAGCAGCGGGTGCCCTACCAGACAGGGGTCGTCGGGGTAACTCTGCTGGTGTTACCAACTATCAAACAGTTGCAATGACTCAACGAGGCAAGGCAGCAGCACAAGCATATGAGAAAGGTCTGCAACAAGAATTGAAGGGAAGTGACCCATACTTAGCAGCAAGAGATAGAAACAGTCCACATCCACAAGCGGCTATTGATGGGGCAGATGATGCTGATTCATATGAAGCATCACGAAGGGCAGCCTTAGAGGGTTCTGACCCATACACAGATGCAAAGCAATCAGAAGGTTTGGCTGGATCTCCTAGCCAATCAAATAAAAGACTTGAAGCACTACAGAATAAAAGGGCAGGAACAACACAGCAAGCAATAGTTGCGGATCAAAAGGTTGTGGCAGCAAGCAATAGGCAGGTTGCAGCACAAAATAGATTTGCCACAGTAACAAACGTTGCATCTGCTGCAATGACTAATGTTGCTAAGGGTGCTAAAGGATTTGGTAAGGCATTGCTTAAAGGTAGTGGAAAACTATCCGCTGCAACAGGAGCAATGACAGGTGTAGTATTTGCGGCATCTATGATTCCTGGTCCGTTACAAGAACTATCACAACAGATCATGCCTGCGACATTTGGATTAATGGCTGTTCAACAACTTCTTCCTTTGCTAAAGAATCCTTGGGTTGCTCTTGCTGCTGCCGTTGTCGCCGCTGGCGTGGGAATCTGGTATTTAAATAAGACCACACAAGAGGCAGCAGAAGCATCAGCAAAATATGCAAAGACAATGATGGGTGCAAGAGAAGACATTCAGAAATATTCAGACCAATTTGGAAACCTGTCTAATATTGAAAAAGAGGCACAAAGAAAAGTACAAAGAGAAACAGGAGAGTCTGTTGATGAAGAGAGTTTGTCTGAGGCAAAAGGATTTATAGAGGCAGAGGTAGGTAAAGAACTAATTGAAAGAGTTAAGTCTGCACAGTCTAATGGTGGAGCAGACGAAGCGGCAAGGTCGTTGGCGCAAAACCTAGCAAGACAAATTGGGGCAGGAACCATTAGCGAAAGTCTTGCTAATGCTATTTCTTATGAGGTTGCAAATGCAGTTGGAGATCAAGATATAGCAATAGATTCTATTATGAACGTAAATGAAATTCTTGGCCCCAATGGAAATGATTATCTAAAAGATCCTTTGCGAATCACAACAGAACTTTTAACAAGTGGTTGGGACATGGAAGAAGCAATGAACAATGCTGGATTACAATGGGATGGTCTATCATGGTATACACAAGTATTTATGATAGCAAAGGGTGATGGTACTGTTGATCTTTTTGCACCACAAGCAGCAGAGTCTGCTATTCAAGACCTTAAAATAATTGAAGAGGGTGAAGCAGCAATTGCAGAGGCACTTGCAACAGAAGCAATTAATGCAGAAGAAGCAAAGAACCAGTTTGCAGAATTAGCCAAATTGCGTAGCGAATATTCATCAAATGATGCCCTAAAGGAAGCGCAGACATTGTATGGAGATGATTGGGGAGACGATCAAACAATTCAATTCCAAGAAAGAATTATCGATAGTTTTAAGTCAAGCGTAAATATGGAACTCGGAAAAGAAAAAGGAGAAGAGTTTGTAGAGGGAATAAACAAAGCAACAGATGATAACCTTGCAGCAGTTGATTTCCTTGATCCAAAATCCATGGAAACAGCAAAAGACCAACTAGAAAATTCCCTTGCGTTATGGGAAACAGACTTGGGGATGGCTATGGGTCGGGACGACACAGAGGGAATTGCTATTGCTAAAGCAGGAATAGAAGAAATAAACGGGTCTTTGAAAAGTTTAAGAACATATGCAGAAGACCTTCCAAACGCACTAAATGCCGTTTCATCAGGGTTGATTGATATTGAAGAAGGCATGGATATAGATGACCTAATTGGAAAATGGAAAGAATACAAAGAAGAGATTCCTTCTGCTCAATGGCTAATGGGACAACTTGAACCAGAGAAACCTTTGTATGAGGCAATTTTTGGTGATGATGCACTACTTGGAATGCCCGAAGAAAAGGCTAACGAGTTGAAAGAAAATATGACTACTGCAATGATTGAAGTAACGCAAGCAGGAGGAGATATTGATGATTTGTTTGCAATGATGGACGGTGACCTGCAAGCAACTGCCGCCGCTGCTAAAGAATTTGGACACATATTTAGTGAAGAATTTGACAACCTTCCAAAGAAACAACAAACAGACTTTATTCTTAATTTTGCTACAGACACTTTAGGGTGGAGCGACGAACTTGTTGCTTGGTTTGAGGCTCAAGATCCGAATACACAAAAGGAGTTCCTCCTTACTGTTATGACTAAGTATGAAGAATACGGAACTCCTAGTGCGGCGATGGCTCTTGCTGACGACGATCCATGGACGGCACGATGGATCCATCGACAAAACCCCTCTGATTTGATACGCCAAGGGGAGACCGACGACGACGGAAAGGATCCCGCTCCAACAAAAACGCCACCGACCAGCAGCGGCAGCAGCGGCGGTAGTGAACCAGAACTAGATTGGCTAGAGCAACTACTAGAGGATACAAAAGAATCCAAAATACTTTATGGAAAAATCGTAGAAGAAGGAAAGGGCTCGATCATTGCAAGGAAGGTGTACATTCAATGGCTAAGAGAAAAAACAGGTCTAACTGAGGAGGCAATACAGGAACTTGCTAAAGACAAGGAAGCCAGAGACAGGTTTAAGGAAATGAGCAAAGCCAAACGAGACGAGTATGTTCAGAAGTCTAACAATAATGCTTTCCGTAAAGAACGTGACGACGTAAGGGCTAGAGAAGAAGAAGAGGCAAAGAAGGGAACGGTGCAAGATGAACTAGGCGACACCCTTCTCAGCCAAACCATTCAAGGCAATGAAACCCTTCTTACCTTGTACAATGGGACAAACGCAGAAAAGAAGAAAGCAACAGAACTTGGTCAAAGAATTGTTAATTTGGATTCCACGCAAATAGATCAACAGAAAAAAATTAATGATCAAATTAAGCAGCAAAACGATTACCTGCTATCGCAAATGAAGGTGTCCAAGATGGTAACATCAATGGCAATTGAGCGTGCTGCCCTTGGCGGTAAGACTCTGAACGATCTCCAAGTTGATAACAATGTTTATAATAAAGAGGCAGCATGGATTAGGGCAACACAGATCGAACCACAGGAAGAACTTATTGAAGGACAACAGGATCTTATTGATGGCTACGAAAGAGAAATAGATAAGGTACAAGAAGTCATTGATGGCTACGAGAGAGAAGTTGAGCACAAGCAACGCAAGATTGATTTGATGAATCGTGAAGATGAATTGCGTATGCGTGAATCAGATATGCTTTCACACGACCTCAAACTTATGGGGTACCAGGAAGAAACAATTAATGATACATACAACGCAAGAATTGATGCATTAACCAAGGTACAGCAAATAAATCAAAACATTGCTAAGTCTCAGCAGACACAACTAGGATTGGCTGATGCTCTTTCCCGTGGTGATATTGGTGCTGCCGCTCAAGCCGCTGCACAGATGCAATCAGAGCAAGCAGATTTTGCGGCACAAGCATTCTCTTCTTCCCTAGAAACAGCAAGAGATTCTGCTGTAAATTCTTTGACGGGACAAGATAGTGGTCTTACTCGTGATCAAATTGATGATAGGCAACGAGTACTAGAGGAGCAGTCTTACCAAAACAAACTTGCAACATTAGCAATTTCAGATGAGATCTACAACATTCAAGAAAAGATCTATGGGCAAGAAGTTTTGATTGAGGCACAGGAAGTTCTTATCTCAGAAGCAAACAAGAATATTCTTGGATATCAAGATCAAATTGCTTTGATTGAAGATGGTCGTCTAAAAACTATTGAGGATATTGTTAAAGAAAACGACAAGCAACTTGCTTTTGCTGAGTGGCAGATAGCAGCAGGCACAGCAGAGCACGACAAGGCAATTGGTCGGGCAGAGCAAGAGTTCAAGGCATTAGAGGACATTAATAATCTAGAACTTAAGAGTCTAGAAATAGAAGAGGCACAGGGCGTACAGATTAAGCAAAACCTAGATCTTATGAACTCTTTCGGAAAAGCGACAGCAAGAGCAATGAAGGCCATAAAGTCAGGAGAATTTGATCCTGTTAAGTACAGCGAAAAGGTAGGAAAGCAGTCAGCAGCACTTGCCAAGCAAATGTCATCAATTTCCTTTGACGCAACCAAGTATGAGGGTATGATTGGACCAAAGACAACAGCATCTTTTAACGTATCTCAAACAGCCTCCCCAGTCTCATCTGGTATAATGGGTGGTATAGCAGGAAACGTAACAAACAACTTTATGAATAACAGCGTAAGGGTAGATGCAGCAGGAGCAAATGCCAACGAAGTAGCAGACATTGTTATCCGTAGGTTGGAAATAGACAAGACGAAGAATACAGGAGGATAGAATGGCTGGACTATATGGACCCACAGTTACAACTGGCTTGGGAAACTCCTACATTGATAATCGCAAACGCTGGAACCGACCACAGGCTATGTTGTGGTCAAACAATCCTGGCGAGGTTGTGAAGTCTGGTCAGTATTCTGGATCAACATATCCTTTGGGGCAAGAAGGGGTAGACTTCATCGTTGTCTCTGATCATAGCAGATCCCCTATCTCAATGGACTTTCAAAGAATAGAAAATAGAATGCGTATGGTAAATGGTAATATGAGGTCATACCATACAGCAGACAAGTTAGCAATCAACTGTTCTTGGGGATTGCTGCCTTCACGATCATATCACAACAAAACAACATACGCTATGGATGGATCACGCACACCCGCAGGAGGATGTGAGTATACAGCAGACGGAGGTGCTGGTGGGGTAGATATGGTAAATTGGTACAGAAATACCAAAGGACCAATGTGGGTGTTTCTGTCATACGATAACTTTGATAAGTATGTTGACGAGAATGGAACTCCAAGTGGAAACGAAATGGAAATGCTAAACTATTTCCCTGATAGGTATCAGATGTTCTTTTCCTCATTTAACTTCTCTATTGAGAAGCGGGGCATTTACGATATGTGGAATGTATCTGTGAGTCTGGACGAAGCATAATGTACGGAGAAGAAGATTTTCAGAATTACATGAAAACATCTCACACTATCGAAACAGATAGTCGTGTGATAGCAGAATGGAATATGAACATTCCAGGTAATATTCAGGCAGTAGGCAACTATGAGGTTAGGAACGGCAACGTAGTTGAGAATGCCCCCAATGCTACAGACAGCAATACAGTTGTCACCAGTCAATACTACCAAGAAGGAGCAAGCACACCTACTCAATTTACAGACAATCGTGAGCGTATGCGTTTGCTGTACTCACTTTCAGAGTGCATAACCCCCAACCGCCCTCGTAGCGGTATCAACAAGCCATTGTACCTAGGGTACACAACATCAGACACAATATCGGCACAATACATTAATAATTATGGTAGTTTTATTGCAGAGCGTCCAAGGTATTACATGGGCTCACGCTTTGACTCATTTAAGTATTGGACTTCATACCGTGTTGATAAGATCGGTAAGGAGCGAGGTATCTCTAATGAGGATGGAACCATTGATGACGTTGCCCCCTATGTTATGTACAAGAGTCCTGTCCCTGCAAATCGCATCGTAATAAAGATGCAAACAAATGTGGGAGAAAAAAACCTTGGGCCATTCCGTGTAGGAGATGACCTCATACAAGATCCTTTGTTTGGTTCAGAAAATGCTACAGTACCTACTAGTTGGTATGTACAGTTGCGAGTCAATGGAGATTGGGAAACAGTAAAGACTCTTACAGACTCAAACATTCCTAGTGATGGATATGTGGAATTAGGTTTTGGTTATTCTTTGGGGGAGGACGCAAAGATTGTTGGCATCATGCCTACCCCCAATGCTCTACCAAATACAGCAGAAGAAGGAGACACATACTGGGTAGAATCCGCATCAGCGTACTACAAGTACAACAGACCAGAGTGGAAGGTAGTAGAACCAATTGAAGGATGGGACGTTATAGATGCTACACTACGAGACACAACCCCTGTAGCAAGCGACCTTGTAAGAAATGAGATTACTGATAAGGAAGTGCAATATATTGAGGGCATCCGTATTGTAGTCACAAACATGAACAAGCCAAACCAAACCTTTGATCTTATTGAAATGTCACCACGATTGGTAGCAGATCTAACAAATAGAGTTATGACCTTTAACGTGTCTAAGATTCTTGGAGATTTAGCAAACAGCCCCTTGCCTGTCGGCAAGTTGCTTGCTTCTACTGGAACTATGGGAATAAACAACAATGATGCTGCATTCTCCTACGAGAATACTGATAGCCTGCTATGTATTACAAATGCAGGAAAGATTGTAGACACAGTAATGCACACAAAAATTAAGGTAACTTTCTATGATGTTGTAAAGAATGTGATTGTGTCTAATGAAAGCGCATTGGGTAAAATACAAACAGAGGAACAAAACGTTCACATTCCTATCAAGACCTTGTACTCTGATGGCTTCCCTCAATCGACTGGTCAGTTTGATACCGTAGATGTTACATTACGAGACAAGTACAGTTTCTTGGAAAGTGAGAAAGCACCAGAATTGTTCTTGCAGGATATCTCTCTATCCTTTGCTATCGTAATGCTGCTTGACCATATAGGTTTTACAAACTACAAGTTCTACCGATTGGAAAATGAGCAAGACGACATTATCCCATTCTTCTTTGTTTCTTCTGGCAAAAACGTAGCAGAGATTTTGCAACAACTTGCTACCGCCAGCCAATGTGCTATGTGGTTTGATGAGGAAAACAACCTTTGTGTTGGTACTCGTGAGTGGCTGTTCTCTAATCAAAGAGAAGCCGTTGGTGTCTTGCGTGCAGAAAATGATGAGGAGGGATTGGCTAACGTCATAAGTATTGCGTCAAGAGAAAAGAAGGTAGTAAACAACGGAAGCATCTCATTTACTGAACGGTACATTCAAAGAGAGTTCGAAACAATAAAGCAAGCATTCCATACGTCAAGATGGAAGAACTGGACATACAAGCCTGTGCTACTTTGGGAGATTGCTCCTGATGAAACATTGCGAACATACAATACCGTATCTAAAGAAGGTAGCATCTACTCCTTGAGTGCTCTCCCCTTATCAGAGGATATTACAGATCAAGAGCCACAGGTTGTTGGTGGAGAAATAGTAAATAACGTAATGGAGTTTGGTGAGGGCATTACTTGGCTGGGGCGAGCCAACGGATACTTTTATGCTAACGGAGAGATTATTAGGTTTGATGCTATTGAATTTTCTATATCTGGACTAGGAACTAGGTGGGTCACAGACAACGATGACTACCAGGGATACTTAGCAGACTTGCCATTTGGGGGCAAGATCTATGCCACAGGTCGTGTGCGTATTTGGGCAGAGCCAACCTATGATCAAAACGGAAACTATGTTTCTATCAACGCTCATGGTCGTGGTCAATTTGGTACGCCAATTGTAGAGCACAAAGCAGGGCTAAACGAATACTGGACAGACAACACAAACTGCTACGGTTTGCAAATGGATTCATCATACTTGTACTCCCCTGACCACATTCGCAAATATCCTTTAGGTATGGATAATGCTATCTCGGCTATGGATGATAGCGTCCATCTTAATGCTAGAAACTCAGACAGGACTAGCGTTATCAAAAACTTTTTAGCAGATACATTCCAGACGGAACAGGAAAACTTTAGATTTAACTCAACCAACAGAGGAACGGTACAGGCTTCTTCACTTGTATTTACTGGCCCCAAAGACTTTGAAGATCGTGGAGACAACCAAGCCAAAACCGCAGACAACCTAACATATATCTTGAAGGACTTTGGTGCCGAAGCCCCATATCATCACTACGGCACTCGCATGAGAATTATTGGAGAGATTCTCTCTAACTCTAACACTAAGCAAACTGCCGTGGGGCAGAGTGAATATGTAACGCTACAACCAGACAACCCATCTGAGCAGGTTAACATTGTGGGTGGTGGAGGTGGCCTAGCCATTCAGGTAGATCCAACTACAAGTGGTGGGTACTTCTATGAATTGGTGGCCCTATCAGAGGACGGCAACCCCAAGAATCCAGCCAACCCAACATACAACGCTACAGTAACCATGACCCCAGACAGAGGAACATCTAAGGTAGTCATCTCAACAGGTGTTGAGCACAACATAGAAGAAGCAGATAGGTTTGTAGTAACGTACAATGGCTCAGATCCATCACTTAAAGCACTATCTGGGGAGTGGACAGCAGAGGCGGTAGAGGTTAAGCAAGGAAAGGTACGCATTCGTATTGATGGAGAATACAGTTACAACGGTGCGGAGACAGTAAAGATCCAGAAGATTGGTTCTGGTGCAGTTACACTATCTAACATATTCTTTTACAAAATGCAAGAGAAAGATGGCGAGATGATCCCCTTGGTTATGTGGGAAGGTCTTGCAGAGATCTTGGTAAATGAAGGAAAGTTTACAGAGAGTTTCAGGATATCAACAAACGAAAAAGAAACCATCTATGATATGGGTGTAGAATTTAAGGACACATCTAACTCTCGCACATTCTATCTATACTTAAACAACAAGCAAATTGCTACTGTCACAGACGACGATCCAATTCAAAGGCCAAGAAACACTTGTGCCATGTTTGTAAGAGGAAAAGCAAAGTGTATGTTCAGCAACATCTATGCCTTGACTGAGAGAATATCCGAAAACCCATCTGCGGTGGCAGCAAATAATATCTCTGATGTTTTTGGAACAAAGAGCATTACTCAAACAGAGTCAATTAGAAAGTATGGAATCTCTGGAATGGTTCGTGAGTCCTACCTATCAGGAATCAAGACCGAAGGTGCCCCAGACTATCAAATGTATTTTGATGAGTTTGGAACCATTATGCGAGAGTGTGCCTATATAGAGGCCAAGTACGATCAGGCATATCCAGCACTTGCCGCTATGCTGGCTTCTCCAATTAGTAATGCAAAGGGGTACAGCACTTCTGGCTTCATAGCAGGAGCATATGGAGCAGAGTTTTTGGTATTCAATAACACAGACACAGCATTGCAACTTGACGCAGATAGTGGCAACTTCTTGAGAATTATTGGAGTGTCCTTTACACAAGACACAACAAAAGAACTTACCGTAGACGATTACTACGGCAAGGTAGGAGACTTGTCCAAACTAAATAATCCAGACACAAATGTTTCTGCCCAAGAGTACCGTGAGAAGTATAATCAAATTATTACATCTCGTAGTAAGTATGGTGTAAAAGATTTCGATGGTATGAGTAGTGATTACATCCAAAACACGGCACAGGCAGAAAATATGATAGGGTGGATTATGAGCAAAACAATGGAGCCAAAGCAAATGATTGGTATCAATGCCTTTGGTTTGCAGCACACAGAGTTGGGCGATATCTATACCCTCAACTACAAGGTTCTAGATGGTGTTGATGCCATTTCCAATGAAGAGAAAAGGTTTGTAACATATCAGGTTGATTACGGTAAAACTGAGCAAGGCGTAAATATGTCTTTGTATTTGGTGGAGGTGTAAGATGGCTACCTATGCTGAATTGCAAGCAGCCCTACAACGAGAGCACGAGCATTGGAAGGCTACTGGTGAAAGTAGAACAGCAGAGTCTACAAGGCTAAGAAACTGGTGGGCAGGGTATCAAGCCCCAGCCCCAGCACCCGCACCACCTCCTGCTCCACCACCCCCTCCACCTCCCCCACCTAAGGGACAGGATGCTATAACCGCTAATGTGCAGGTTGGAGATACAAACATAGTTACTTGGACCAAGACTGATATGTCTGTGTCTCAATTGGAGGAACTATATTTTCAAGATGTTGGCGGCACCGAAATTCTTTCTGTAGCAAGGCACGACAATATCAATGGAGAAGAGACAGCATACCGATACCTAGGCAATGTTGATGAGTTGCAGATGCAGTTCAACAGCCTAAACCTTATGCTAAACAATGATATTAGAAACATCTTCAACAAGTTTGCTATTGATATGTCCAAGAGAATCCCTGACCTAGAGGCAGCCGTAGAGAGCGATACCACAGGGTTTGTGGTATACTTAGATAGTGTCAATGAGGATGAATATGTCCAACTTGAAGTTGCAACAGAGCACGAATTAATACAATTGGAGGTAAACCCATGATCACCAATAACGGCAAAGACCTTATTGGAAAGTACCTATTGGGTCAGGTTCCCTCCTATGCCTCCTATATATCTTTTGGTTGCGGGGCCGATCCTTTGGAACTAGCCAAGGGAGATGAGACAGAAATGAAGTTTGAGATGTTCCGTGTTCCTATTTCGGCAAGGTCTTTGCTAGGAGATCAAATCTCTTTTGCTGCTGAGATTCCCTTTGATCCTCGCTACCGCATTACAGAGGTTGGGGTATGGTCAGATGGCTCAAATGCCCTCTCACAGAGCGATAGCCGACTTATCTTCTCCTTTGTGGATAGTGAGAACTGGAAGATTTATGATGCCGATCCTAACGTTCCCATTTCTATTCCTGTAGTTGCTGACCCTCTATCGGAAAAGACACTTGCTGATGAGGATGGGGTCATTCGTGTTGTAGATGAAGTGTTCTGGTGCAATGCCTCTAACCAAACCCTTGTCCACAAAGTAACAAGCGGCTATGATCGCAGAGATGAAGGAGCAAGGTTCCTAAATCAGACTCTATTTGTTCGTGGCGATACGCAGAAGAAGATCTACATCGACGGTCGTAACGTAGACCTATCACAAAACTCACCAGAGGATTTGCTTAAATTGGCGGTAGCCCTACACAAGACAACACCTGAGGAGCCTACCACAACAAACTTTACCCCACCAACAATTACTTTAAGGTTTATGCGTGACCCAGGCAACCCCACATCAGGTTTCGCAGAATTCACCGTACAGCCAAATCTTACAGATGAAGATGACTCAACAACATACAAAAAGTATCAGGTTCTAGAGCAGAAACTAGACGATCTAATCTACTCCGCAAACTTTACCTGGAAAGAAACACGATGGGTGGAAATGGAAATATCAAACGGTAGTGCAGATTGGTATCTAGCATTCGATGCAATGCGCTTTGATAATAAAACCACCCCAAACCCCCTATATGTTATGTCTGGATACACCGTCCCAGATGAGATTGTCAACAAGATCGCTGGTTCTAACTCATTCCTAGAATTTAGATTTGGTCTAGAGGTTATGTAATGTCTAAAAAAGTAGAAGTAAAGTACGAAGATATGCCTGAGGTTCCAGAGGACTATTTCATGGTCAGAGCCCGTGTGGTATCTCTTGATGAGAACCGCACCTCCCATTGGGTATATTTCACGGTTCCCAATCCCAACCCTAGTGTGGTATAATAGGACTATGGCTAGAGTACCCTTACCCGAAAGAGGACAACCACTAGACGTTGCCTATATCTATTCCCTTGCATCTGCCATCAATGATTTGGCGGTACAGGTTTCGGATAATGCTACAAACTACTCAACAATCTATACTACTACAATGGGTAATCAAAACTTTAAAACAAGTGAATTGAAGTTTATTACAGCCACAGAGCAGGTTGTGAGTGGCGAGTCAGTTATTGCTGATACTACAAAAGATTTATCTTTCAACTTTCCTACAGACTACAAGTACATTCCCGTAGTTACAGTAAGCCCTGTGAACGTGGGAAAGAACAACTACGGAAATAACATAATTGTGTCGATCAAGGAGGTTACGACAAGTCGTGTTGACTACACGGTTCGGTACAACGTTACTGGATCTGTTTCCCTGTCAGTTAATATTGTAGCGGTAGGAATTCCTCAGTAATGTCGGATGTTAAACCTCCCCGTGCACCTCGTCGTACCAAAACCCTATGGTTCCTCAATGGAACATTAGTTAAGAAGATTCACATTTCCAGGGCACAAGGAATGATTACTTTACATGATATTAATAGATGGGAAAAGTTTATGATCCCTCTGTCCGAATGGAAGAAGAAGCGGAGGCGTGCATACCTAGTTAGTGAAACTGCTAGATTATTAAACTTACACCGAAAATCCCTGCCTAGATTAGTTAGCCGTGGTATTCTACCACCCCCTGTAGGTGCTACCAAGGACGGCATCCCTGTGTTCGGTAAAAAGGCATACTACAGCGAGGATACAATCAAGGATATGAGAGAGATTTTAGCGGGGCAGCACATAGGACGACCTCGTAAAGATGGATTCATTACAAATAATAAAACACCCACGGCCCTAGAGTTATCAATAGCCATGGGGGATTCGACACAACTATATACTAAAAATAAATCAGGAAACTTTATTCCTGTGTTCGCAGAAGAAATATACGACTGACCCCTTGACAAAATCAGGGGTAGTGTGTATAATATACTTATAGAGAAAACCTTTGAAGGAGGTTATTATGGAAAACACCAAGGTTACTTGGACACTAGGTTACACACTTAATACTGGAAACTTCCAGTCACTACGCCTTGACGCTTCTGTTGAGGACTATGTTCGTGAAGGTGAAACCACTAAAGATGCATCAGATAGAGTCTATGCATTCGTTGAGCAAGAGTTGGTAAATAAATTGGCAGAAGCCAAGGAGGAACTAAGTGGCTAAGAAACAACCAAAGTATGCCGTACTTGACTATTGGAAAGATTCGGTGTATAATACTTATGGTTTCTACCCACAAATGAATAGGAACACAGAACAATGGGCTGCTAGAGATTTAGTAGATTCTTACGGTATGCCTACTGTCCTTGAGTTAATAGATTATTACATTTCTATTTGTGCTACTACCCCAAAATGGGATACCTTTAAGTACAAGTGTGATGACCTCTTGACTAAGAAAAACGAAATAGAAGAAGATTTAAGATTACGAGAAGAAAACAGGAAGAAGGCAAAAGCGTGGCTACTAACCTAGAAGATAGGCTGTTGAGTGCAGTCCTAAAAGATGCACAGATTCACGTTCTGCTACAGGCAGATGCAACTAAGTTGTTCCGCACACACGGGGATGTGTGGGAGTTTGTTCGGAAGTATTACGAGCAGAACCAAGTTGTGCCCACCGTGAATCTCGTGAAGGAGAGGTTTATTGACTTTGAGCCACAGATTGAGGTAGGAGCAACCAAGCACCATCTAGACGAATTGCGTGCTGACTACCTGCGGGACAACCTTCGCAACACTCTACGCACAGCGGCAACGTCCGTTCAGGAGGGTGAGACTGTTGAGGCATTGGATAAGTTGATTGCTGATGCTGCTGAACTAAAGAGGATAACTAGTGAGGTTCGTGACCTAGACGTATCAGACATTGACAATGCTCTGGACTACTTTGAGCAAGTTCGTATCCTAAATGAGTCTGGCTCACACGGCATTCGCACAGGGCTACCAGGCTTTGATAACTACCTACCCGCAGGTATTACACCAGGGCAGTTGGGTGTGCTTCTTGCCTACCCTGCTATTGGTAAGTCCTGGTTCGTTGTTTACATGGCGGCACAGGCATGGATGCAGGGACGCTCACCACTTGTTATCTCTATGGAGATGACAGAGCAAGAGGTTCGCAACCGCTTCTTCACCGTGCTAGGTGCAGGAATGTGGCGGCATCGCAAGTTGAGCCGTGGTGAAGTAGAACTAGATCAAATGAAGTCATGGATGGAAAAGACATTCGCAGGCAAGCCACCTATCCATATCATTTCTAATGAGGGTATTGGCGAGATCAATCCTGCTGTTGTGCGTGGTAAGATTGACCAGCACTCACCAGACATTGTTTTCCTAGATTATCTTAACTTGATGACTTCTAACACCAAGGCAGACTCAGAGGTTGTTAAGATGAAGAATCTAAGCCGTGAGTTGAAGTTGCTTGCCCTATCAAGTGCTGTTCCTATTGTGGCTATTTCATCTGCTACCCCTGATGACGTAACCCGCATGGACGTAGCACCTACCCTTGGTCAGACCTCTTGGTCACGCCAGATTGCATATGACGCTGACTGGCTGTTGGCTCTGGGCAGGGCAGCAAATAGTGATACGCTAGAATGTGTATTCCGCAAGAACCGTAACGGATTCCTAGGAGAGTTTATGCTCACAGTAGATTTTGACTCTGGTAGTTTTATCTACAAGGACTTTGAGGATGACGACCTGTAATCACGACTACGTTGAGTGGAGGGGTAGAGAGATCTGTCAGGAGTGCGGTGTTGAAAAAGACTACACAAATGAGTAAATGATGGTATAATATGTTCCATGAAAACTGCACATCGGAGTATCAAAAGGTTCTCTATTGACGGAAGGATCATATCATCCACAGCGTTCTCCCGAATGCAGCAGATCTACTCAGAGGTACTAGAAGAACAAATGCGGGAGGCAGGATATGTACCACGCCTTGACCTCATGCCAGAATGGACAACTTCATATCAGAAATCATATTACGAATTTGAAATATCCATATACGGGACATACGTCGGAAGGAAAAAAGCAAAGTGCCTAGAAGGAGTAGAAGGCGGGAAGCCAGTCTATTTTCACCAGAACAGACCGAAAGAGTCATCCTTGCCTCAGGCGGCACCATAGCAGGAGAAGTAGACACGGACTGGATCATATTCTGTCCGTACCATGCCAACACCCGAACACCTGCTGCTGAGATCGACAAAGAGAACGGCACGTTCTTCTGCTTTGGCTGTCGCAAGATTGCATCTCTCATGGAGTATGTGATGGAGATGACGGGCCAGAATGAGTTTAGTGCCCTGCGTCTTATCAAGAAGTATGAGCAAGAGGTAAACTTTGTTGATGTTCTAGACAAGAAGTTGGTTGAGAAGCCTGACTATGTTCAGTTTGATAACGAAACGGTAACAAGGCTGCATGAGCAAGCACTTTCAAGTGACCGTGCCCGTGACTACTTTGCGGGTAGAGGAATAACAAACCTAACAACATATAAACTAGGATACTCACAGGCACAGGATATGGTGACAGTTCCTCAGTTTGATCCAAGTGGAACTATCTGTGTGGGATGGGTGGCTCGTAGCATTGAGGGCAAGGACTTCAAGAACACCCCCAAACTACCTAAATCAAAGATACTATTCAACCTACACAGGGTTAGAAGTTCGGAGTATGTCTATGTAGTAGAGTCATCGTTTGATGCCATTAGGCTGCACGAGGAGGGCGTTCCCGCTGTTGCTACATTAGGGGCAAACGTATCCAATAAGCAATGCGACCTAATGAAAAAGTATTTCAATCAAGTTTATGTTGTACCAGATACCGATGAGGCAGGAAAAATGATGGGTGAAAAGGTATTGACTCAGTTGGGTACTCGTGGTATAATTATAGGGTTGCCAGATCGCTACAAGGATGTTGGTGATCTTACAACAGAAGATATAACTAAATTACATGATAAAGTACAAAATCCATTAACATTACTAGGAGAAAAAATATGAGCATTGTAAAAGGTCTCAAAAACGTAGAGACAATTGTTAACAAGAAGACATACGACTCAAGTGGCCCCAAGACACGTTGGCTACAACTTGACGACGGGCAGAGTGCAAAGATTCGCTTTGCTAACGAACTAGACGAGGACTCACCAAACTTTGACGAAGGTCGCAATCTTGCTATCGTCGTTCGTGAGCACTCCAATCCCAAGGACTACAAGCGTAAGGCTGTTTGTACCATGGAGTCAGAGGGACGAGACTGGGCAGAGGAGATGCACCGCAAAGATCCAAAGGCAGGCTGGGGCGGTCGTAACCGTTTCTACGTCAATGTCCTAGTGGACGACGGCATGGAAGATCCATACATCGCAGTATGGTCACAGGGACTAGGTAAGCAGTCTGCTGTTCACACTATGTTGGAGTACACCTCCGACACGGGCAGCATCAGTAACCTAACTTGGAAGATCAAGCGTCAGGGCACAGGAACCGACACTACCTATGTGTTGCTCCCAACTGCTCCTGATTCTGAGCCTTTCGATTGGTCACCATACGAACTATACAATCTTGAGAATGTTGTTCGTAAGGTTCCCTACGCAGAGCAAGAGCAGTTCTACCTTGGCTTTGAGGGTGGAATGCCCACTTCATCTGCAAGCACCACAAACATTAACTGGTAAGGTGGTTGGCGGTGGGGAATGCCCTCACCGCCACCCCCTTCCGTCTAAACAAATTAATAAAAGCAGCAAACTATTTGGTCAGGGCTGAGAAAGCCCCCCACCAAAAATATACTTAGGAAAGGTAATGCCAAACATAAAATTTCTTATGCGACCAGAGACAGTAGGCTTTGAAGCCCCTGTGCCTGCAAGCAAATGCGTGCCAGACTGGTATGTAAAAACACTTCCCTACATTGATGAGCAAACAAAAGAGTTGCCGCTAACTAAAGACGGTGGAGTAAATAGAACTATCAAGAGTTGTATGCCTGTATTTGATGCAATGACTCAAGGATACATATGGAAGACTCCCTGCGATATACAATTTAACTTAGATGAATTCTCAAGGGTCACTCACCCAAACATGCCTTTTCAGGTTTTAGATTTTACTCATTCTACGCAACAGACACAACACTATCCTAATTTAGGTCAAGGGTTCAAGTGGATGTTGCCCTTCCAGATTCAGACCCCCAAGGGGTACAGCACTTTATTTAAACATCCTTCACATCAGGACTTGCCATTCACCACACTAGAAGGTATTGTGGATACAGACAGGCACCCCATTCCCACGCATTGTCCTGCGTATATTCCTGCTGAGTTCCAAGGTGTAATACCCAAGGGCACTCCCATCGTTCAGATGATCCCATTCAAGCGGGAGGCATGGAATTCAATGTCAGAGGTAGATGGTAGAATAGAGGAAAGAGTCATACAGTTTGCAACCAAGTTTGAAAAACAATATAAGATAAACTACAGAGATAAGAAGGTATACAAGTAATGTATTCACCCTTGCACGTTCACACTCACTACTCACCCATGGATGGTGTAGCCACCCCTCAAGAATATATTGATAGGGCATTGGCAATCGGCATGGAGTCAGTAGCCATCACAGACCACGGCACGCTATCAGGTCACCGTGAGTTCTATCGGGTAGCCAAGGAAGTAGGCATCA